GATATTAAGACCAACTCTGTAATTTGGTGAATTATTATACTGATCTAAAATTAAAGTCTCTGTATTTACATTTACAAATTGACCTCTAATAAAATAAACCCCTTCTTGAATGCTAAAAGAACTACCAGTTGCTGCAGCTGATGAAGTGAGAGTTGATGCAAAAGGAGTTCCTGAGGGAATAGTTGTATTTCCTAATAATCCAGAGAATATATCTACACTACACGTTAATAATTCATTATCAAAAAATGCTTGTGATGAATTATTTGCAGTGCTTGAAGAAATGTAATTAACGTATAAAGTAGTTGTTGATCTTATTGATTCGGATGATGTTATAACCCTATCAACAACTGCAGTAATACCCGAAGTTTGTCCTGTGATTGTGGTGCCAACCAGTTGGTTTGCATACGCATCAACCGGCACACCTAAATACAAATTCTGAACTTGTACTGCATAGTACAATTGATTATATGATGTATTTCCCGGAATTACTTTAGCCCCTTCTTTAAAGAAGTGCTGACCAAACCTCTCAATTTGATTTTGAAGTATAGATTGTAAAGTTGTTAGTTCTCTTGCCTGAACAGCATACCCGGGTTTAAACAAAACCCTATGATAATCGCTACTAGGATTAAAGTCATCAAAATATGGTGCTACATTGAGGTTGGTTTGTTGGGACATAATTCTTTAGAACTGCAAAATGACTTTGATATCTTCTTTTTGGTTTGATGACCTTGTTATTGATGGTCTATTGTCAACATATATAATATTTCCAGAATATTTTTTAACTTCTGGACTTGACACACCACTAGTGAAAGATTGTCCAAAATAGTATGTCCTACTATTTATTGTGGTTGAAACGCCTGTGAAAGAACTGTCAATAGAAAGACTTACGGTTCCTCCAGATATTGCCAATCCACCGCCAGTTCCGGGAGAACTTGTAAATCTATTCTGTGTAAATCCGTAAGTTGGATTTGTAATTGCAACACCAACAGTTGTAAATCCTGCATTAGATCTATCTTGCCAGTATTTTAAAATTCCTGTAATCTGGTCATAATTTATAACTCTACCAATTGCAGTAGTTCCGGTAGAAATTGTTTGGGTTATGTAACTATCTGCTGTAAAAGATGCCGTACTGTACCCAGTACCAGTCAACTTCAATGCGTATACTGCACTGGCTTTATCCAATGACAATAAATCAGAGGATCCAAAAGATTGTGGATTTTCTACAATACCTATTCTAGAAATTTGATTCCCTGTGATAAAATCTGGGTTCTCTATATCATTTTCAATTCTGGAATAAAGAAGAACATTATATGCTCCCAATTCTCTGTAAATGTCTTTTCCATGACCACCCTTAGGAGAAATTATTACATCAAATGTTGGTCTTGTAGTTCCTGTTGGAACATTTCCAGCTTCTAAGTCTACATTTCCATAAGTATAACCAGAACCTTGATTAGATACAGTAATCGATTCTACTCTTTGGTCGTTGTCAATAATAATAGTACACTCTGCACCAATCCCATCTCCTTCGATGGGAACTCTAGTGTATATTGAGTTTGCAGTTCCTAATCCAACGCCTCTATTTGTAATAGTAACTATTTTGATTGACCCATCAACAGCATTGTCTCTAACTGCCGAATTATCTGCGTTAGTTGTAGTTGACCAATTTGTTGGTACAGGAATAAAATCAGTCGAATCAAATTTCACCAAATCCGATGGATTAATTGTATAGAGATATTTCCAAATATAACCATCTCCACTAGAACCTGCTGATCTTGGTTCTAGATCTGTAAAAGTTGGTTCATCTAATGATGGTCTTCCATTTGGATTTTCTGGAGTGGTTCCATTTTGAAGACAAATATAAACTTTATATTCACTATTCATTACATAGAATAATGATGAATATAAATTAGTTGCCCCAGAAACTCTAGCTGTATTTGACCTACTATAATCATGGCGATACATATCATAAGTGTTGCCAGAAGTCCAATTTATCGTTGGAATAACTTGCCTGACATCAGAAGCATTAATTTTCTTCAATGCAATCATAGTATCCCAATAATTATTTTCCTCATCAAAATTATCTTTTGGTGAGGGTGGGTTCGAATCCCAATCAGATTGAACCTCTGTGGCATTTGGTAGACCAATAAAAGAATAGTATACATTATCTGTGGTGGTTACTCCAGCCACAAAGTTTTTTGCATTTAATATTCTAATTTGATCAGTTATAATTGCTGCCATTTTATGAGTTTTTTATCTATTTAGTAGTTATATTGCAACTGTATTTAATGTGCCACCATTTTCGACAAATATTTTATATCTAGTTCCATCCGCCGAGGTTAAAATAATTCCTTGCGAAGTATTTAAACCAACATGTAAAGTTCCCATTGGAATTGTTGTTCCAATGCCAACAGAATATCCAGTTCCAACTATTATGTCAGAAACAATTTGGTTTCCAATACTAACATCAGTACTAATGGAAACCTGAGTTGCATTAATTGTTAGATTATTTGGACTGGTTATTGTTGGTGTTCCAGATGGTTGTATTAAATTTAATTCCTTTACACCGAAACTTTTATCTGCCATCTTAGGTTTTATTCTTATTTATTGTTGTTTTAGATTAAGTCCGGTAATATTCACTCCTGTTACTTTTGGAACATCTGCATTTGCAAATGGATTATACAACACTCTTAAAGGTGCGCCTTTCAACCCATAATAATCGGACCAATATGTTATAGAACTTCCGGCAGCAACTGCAGAACTTTCTGGTTCTCCGGAATAAAATTGACTTGTATTCAATCCAACGGATGCTTGATTAAGAACCCAGTTTCTTGCATCTATTCTTGTTAAGTTTGGTTTTGTCTGTGCATATAAAGCAACAACTCCGGCGGTAAATGGTGCAGCAAAACTAGTTCCTGCGTTAAATGAAAGATAAAAACTAACACCAGTTCCTACAGATCTCGGATCTACCCAACTATATGCCGCAGTGGAGTATGAAGGACCAATTATGTAAGATCCAGCAGTCCAAACATCAATTGCTGGTCCAGAGTTGCTAGTTTGCCATCTTGCTTCAGTATCAGAGTCATAAAGTATTCCACCAAAATTTCCAACGTTAATTACAGCATCTGGTTGCCCTTGATGATAATCTGGTGGATTTCCTGGTCTATTATAATAAAGTTCCTCTCCAGATCCTGCAGTTACTGTAGATCCACCCAAAGTAAAAAGGTTGTTGTAATCTGCACCACCAATAACATCCGACTTATGATCATTGTTTGCAGCTGCCTGAATCCAGACAATCTCAGGTCTATTATCTAAAAGATCGTTTAATTTAGTTCTTGATGATGTTTTTCCACTATTAAATCCATAAAATTCCAATCGATAGTACTTTCCACCAACTGGTCCCACTACAGTTGATGATATTTCTGTTGAAAGTCCGGGATTAATTGCAGGAACATTAGATTGACTTGTTCTTACTGCTGTTGATCCATAACTAACACTTCTAAAACTAGCAGTCCAGTTTACTGCCGGTAATGTTGTGTTTATTGGACCCAAAAGTGTTCCTCCAGAAGTACATTCACGAGCTTGAAAAGCAACTTTTTTTACATATCCAAAACTAGCAGACATAATTGTTGGATTTTTCACTCCAGTTTCTGGATTTATTGGTTTATTATCATGCCAAACTGCGACATAATCAAAAGCATCTGCTACATCTGAAAATCCAATATCTGCTCTGTCTGAAGCTGCTATTGACCAAATGTTTGCTTCATATGCCGTACCAAATTGATTACCTGCAGCCATCGATGCACACGTACTTCCATGCCACGCTGTTGCGCCGAAAGTGTTATTATTACCATCTATACCTTCAAGAGCCCTTTCTATTGTATAATTTGCCAGAGTTCCTGTTCCAGGTTCTGTTAGTCCCACCCCTGCCCAAGTAAATCCAAACTCACCTGGCCCATGAATTAATATATCTTTTACACGACTCACTGTTGAAGTTCCCACGCCAACAGGAACTGAATTATATCCTGGTTTTAAAAACTCCGGATGAGCCCAATGAACACCAGTATCTACAACAACAATATCAACATTTTTTCCCGTAAGTGAATATGGCAAATCTGAATAATATCTTGCAGTAGTTCCAACACCAATGAATTGATTCGTTTTACTTGTGTGGCGAAGTAGTCCCCAGTGAGTATAAGTTAATCCAGCACCTGATAGAGCAGTAAAATTTGCATCATATCTAACATGCATTTCTTGTTGACCAAAACGATATCCTAATGACATCGGAGCATGATCTGGATGCTGCACATCCAATCTTGCTTGTTCTATTACATTTGGATTAAAAAGTCCATCTTTTTCAATCCAATAAACATATGGATGATTTTTTAATTCTTCAACTTCATTTTCTGTCAGTTTATAACAACCTCTTACCTTAGAAAAGGGATAATCAGAGACACACTCAACAACTCTATCTGGTATGTATTGTTCACTAGTTTCTCTAGTTAAAAGTTCATGAAGTTCTATCCACTCATTATTATTATTTGCTGCTACTGTAAATTCTTGAGGAACGTCTGATCCCACACCAACAGCAATTTGTCTCTGAATAACTAAATCTTCCATAGGATTATTATATTAAAGTGTTTCTTACAAATCTATAAGTAGTCAAACCAGTAATACCCGTTTCTGGTGTTACTTCTAAAAGGACATTTGAACCAGATACTGTTGCTCCAATAGAAACGATTTGACTTGGTTCATACATAATTCCATATTCTTGAGAATATGCTGTAGCACCATTATTCATTATCAAAACTTTTTGTGCTTGAATGTAAGTACCATACCCAATATGGACTGTATATTCCGCAGTCAAGAATGATGTTGCAAAAGTATCAATTGTAGTAGATACTCCTGCAGTTGCACTAAAAGTACCAAAACCTGCTTGTGTGCCAAATCTATCGACTTGGAGTTGTGTAATTGGATTTGTAGTTGCTATTCCAACATTAGAAAGTGTATGAATTCCTACGTCTGTCGAAACCCATTGGGATGAACCTCCACCAGAAGCAGTAGAAGTAATAATAAAGTTTCCAGATGGATTTTCTAGTACCGTAATATTGGCACCTGCAGTAATTCCAGTAACAATTCCTGTTAAGTTTGAACCAGACCCACTAAAACTTGATGCTGTTATAACTCCAGTAAAATATCCATCACCAGTGACTGATAGTTTTGATGTTGGATTTGTAGTTCCTACGCCAACATTAGAAAGTGTATGAATTCCTACATCTGTCGAAACCCAATAAGACTCTCCTCCTCCACCACCGGCGGAACCAGTCACCGTTGCGATGCCAGATGCATCATATGTTGTTGTTAAGTTTGTACTAAAATTTATTGTGGTTGTGGCACCGAGCGGAGAACCATTGCCCTCAACCACAATTGAAGACGCATTATAATTAACAGTAAAAGAAGTTGAATATCCAACCCAGGACGTACCATTCCAAATATAATAACTAGAACCAACTAAGGCAATTTCATTTAATGTAGGTGAATCTGGAAAATTTATTGCCATTTTATTTTTTTAATTATTTATTGTAAACACCACGAGGATATAGTTGACCTTTTACCAACCTTCTTCCTGTCAGCCATCCGGGTCTTGTGCTTGTTAGAATATTAAAACCAAGACCGCTAGTATTTCCAATCGAAACAGTTCCGTTGGAATCTTCAACAGTATATGCTGCTGTTGATTGAATTAAAAACGCAACTGTGGTTGCAATTCCAACAACAGCAGTAGTTGGTTGTGGATCAAATGTTAAGTCCTCTAATGAATAACCCGATCCGTTCCAAATTGCCATCAGACCGTCCTCGCACAGAAGAGAATACCACGAGTTCTTGTTGTTTGATTATAAGAACCTGTGATTACTGTATAAACTTCAGAACCACTAATCGTAATAGTATCACCTTGTTGAATATTTGCCGCTGGTGTTTCATAATCAAAATCGATTAGTACAAAATCATCTGGAATATAATATGGAGAAGGAACCATAAGTGGATTAAGAGGAAGTCCTTTTATGACTGCATTGAAGTTTGTTGCGTCTGGAAGTGCATCAATGTCACTCTGTCCACCTCTACCTCTATCAGATGTTGTGGAATTATCCCTCAAGTATATACCAAAGGTGCTGTCAGTTGCAGTTCCTGTTGAGTAACTATTTGAAGTATACGTTGCCAATTTATAACTCGCCCCTGCAGAATTGAAATACCCCCACTCAGCAATTCTCTTATAACTACTACTATAACTATAAAAATATAATCTTGGGAAAGATGTATTTCCTGCCACAGGTTCAATTGAGGTTACTCCTCCCAGATATAAATTATCTAAGTCCCATAGTGATGTGGTAAAATTATGAATAATAAATGTTGCATAAGTATTTCCTGAAAGAGTTGTTGATGACAAAGTTGGATGTCTAAATGACAAAACAGCAAAATTTGGATCAAGTGCAGATCTATAAATGTTTAAATCTAATTGATATGAAC